CTAAGAGGTACTCAACAGATGACTTCCTTGGAGCCATCATTACCATCACAGCCCTTTCCTAATCTTGGCGATGTCATTACCACTGATGATGTCAGCACTAAGGGATCAGGCAGCTATAAGGCTGATTACATCAACTGGGCACGCACGATGCACCTGCTGCATCTACACGCCCCAGGCTTTCAGTTCGCATTAGCCACAGCCCCTGGCGGTGGCCACGTTTGGAAAGCACCAAGCGGCACTGGCTATGTCGTCGGCTATTTCGTCAACGCTGCAGCTGGGCTTACAACCCCGCATTTTCCTCAGGCGATCATGGACAATCGCAACAACGCGATTGCCTTTGACAAGGTCACAGCACGCGACCTAACAGACAGCCATCGTCGCTGTCTATGTACGGCTGCTGCTGCACAGTTTGGCCTTGGCTGGCAGCTCTGGGCACGCGAGGAGGTTGAAAACCCTCACCGCGAAGAAAAGAAGGTCAAGCCAGCAAAAGCGGCAACTGTTCCAGAGGTATCTGCTGAGGACCAACCTCTGTCAGAAGACGAGCGCCAAATGCTCATCGGTCTGATTCAAGAGATGACACCTGGCAAGCGCGAGGACTTCTGCAAGTCGTTCCGATTTGCGTTCAAGTTAGGCGACAACGCTAAGGTCTCGTCTGCAATCACCAGCCGCAAGCATCAGGCTTGGATTCAAGCAAATGAGTGACGACGACAAAAAACGTGAACAACAGGCCAAGGCAGACGCCAACCGCCGCTCACAGCACTTTCAAGTGCGGCTAGATAAACAGCTAGCCCAACAGCTGCAGCACTATGCCGACCAACGTCACAACGGCATTATTAACTCTGCACTGATGACCATCATCTCCAAATTCTTCAACGGAAAGTAATGCCTGATTTCGCACCCGACGCCTTCAACATCTGGGCCAACTTCAACAAGGACCAAAAGAAAGACGGCCATTATTGGGCACAGATGGACGTGCCTGTGGACGAGCTGCGCAAGCTTTTTGAGTGGGCCAAAACAGCAGAACGCTGCGAGGACATCAAAGGGAACGAATGCGTCAAGCTCCGCGCCAACCTGATGCCTCGCACTGCTAAGGAAAGCGGCAATCAGTATTTGATGATGGCTCTATGCGATGCCAAGCCCCCCACAGCTGACAAATCTCGCATTGATTTCTAACGTGGGAAAGAACGAGGGGGGAGCGCATCCGCGCTCCTTTTTTATGAGGCCAACCATTAAGCAGGTCGAGAAAGACGGGTTGCTTTTATGGGAGGTGAGCCACGGCGGAATGGTCCGTTACTTCAAGCACGACTGGCAAGCCAACTGGCACTACGAGTCTTGTATCAGGCTCTATCGGTCAAGGATCACAGGGAAACAGGGCTAGTCCCAGCAAGCCAGCTTGGCGTCTAGTTCACCGATGCGGCCAACAGCTTGGCTCAGCAGCTTTCCCTGATGCCAGCTCTGCCTCACAAGGGCAGAGCACAGCATTTTCAATGCCTCTTCGTCATCGCACTTGTTGACCTCCCTGACGCTGCGTTCAACCTCAAGTTCTTCCTCAAGCGTCTGACTCACAACCATCCAGTCGGCCCAGCCCATCGGATTGTTACAGAATCTGTTGCCCTGAATGGTAAGCAGCGTTTTTGTGCATGTCCATGGGGCTACTGCTCAACAAAGATTGCCCAGCCGCTCCTAGGGCCATTGACTTGCCAACGTTGATGAAACGCAGCCTGCCGCACGCTAACGCGATAACCAAAGAGCGCCGGATTATGCGTGCCCCTTTCAATATCTGGCAGGCCAAGAGGGTCTGACATAAGCCAACTCGGGTCTGAGCTGTATCGGCTCGAGTACCCGTGCAGGATCGACCAGTGGCCGCAAGCTTCACTCCCGCACATAGGGGGTTCCCCGCGCATCATGTCCCCTCGGTGATACCAGCCGACCATCACAGGGATGCCAGCGTCGATGGCCTCCATCACGTCCTCTGCATCGGCATTGTCAACAAAGCGAACCTGCAGGCCCAAGCTCGTCAGTGCTTTGACGTGAGCGTAAACAGAGGTGGTGTCTCCGTATCGCTCCCTAATCCGTTCGTACTCCTCTTGCGTGGCGATCTTTTTGTAATAAGCCGCCGCCATCGCCCCAGACGAGGTGAAGCACTTACGTTCACCGCCGGGAAGGTCTAGTTGTCGGAAATACCGAGGCAAGTACACCTCTTGGTCAATGCCGCTGGCCTTCCAGGCCTGAAACCACTCAGCATCTTCTGACAACAACTCAGGGGGCATCGCCTCCTCTAGCTGTTTGATGGCAGCCATGCGGTGCGGCACGTCTGGCTTATACCACTCAAAAAACGGCAGCAGCGCAAGCCCCATGGCGATGAGCAGCAGGGTCACTTGGATGATGCCGGACACATCTCAGTGGTCAATCCTTGTGTCAGGCAGAAGCATTTCACGCACATGCCTGACCGCAAGGTCATCTAGGTCGTTGTCAGTTCTGGCGACAATCTTTTCCAACATCGCCACAATCAGTTCTTTGAAGGCCCGTGACTTCCACATGGTCATCAACACAGGCTTGAGAACTAGAAGCATCGGATTGACCTAGTTACCCTTAAAGCGTAGCTCTGTTGTGCCATGGCAGAAACTCCAGACGATCATCACGAAAAAGAAGGCATCTGCGTTGCTGATGTCGTTAAGTGCGCTGTCCTTGCCTGGAGCGCCACACTGTTGACCGTTTCATACCTTGGGATCTACCCCCAGATGAAGATGGACAATACTTTTGTGGCCAGCTTGCTGACGGGGGCCATGGCCTCGTTTGGTATCGAACGTAAGGCCAATGGCAATGGAAATAAGAAGCCGACTATTGTCGATAACAAAGACACCAAAGCTGGCATCAAATGACCCGCGCACTTTTGGTATTGGGCATCACATTGGCAGCTGGATTGCCTGCCCGTGCTGATCTACAGCACAAGATCATGTCGTCGGTTCAACTGCAGGTCGGTGGCGCTGTGACAACCGCAGAGAGGTTGGGAAGTAGTTTTTCAATCTCAGGAACAAATATCGACACGACCGACGGCACCACAGCCAACACCGTTTCCGCTGGCACAATCACCAGTGGCGTTTACGCACCTGGCACCATCGCTGCAACGCAGGACGTTCCAGGTGATGCGTTCTCCTTCAGCCAGACTTACCGCCAAGCTGATGCCGTTCCAACGTCAGCAGTGACCACAGGTGATGCCGCAAACTTTGGCAGCCTTACGTCCACAGCTGCTGGCACGCTCGGCACTCTGGCTGGCACCATCTCATCTGACGGTGGCATGACCATCACAGGTGGTGGAGCAAATACTCTGGCTGTGGGTCAGCTCGTGACCGAGATCACCATCAAGTGATGCGTTGGCTTTTGCTGCTGTTGTTGTCTGCACCAGCGGCAAATGCTGTTCCGGTGATCCCTAACTTCAAGCAGGGCACCATGACATCTCATACAGAGACAACCAGTAAGGTCACTGAAACGATTGTCAGCGAGAACTATTCAACAGGCTTTGAATACAGTGCTAGCGGTGTAAACATCACACCAGACGGACCAATCAATCCCGTCTCCAACACAACGGTCAACGGATGGACCTCTTTAGGAGAACGCCCCAACTGGTCAATCGTCAATCCAGGTCAGTCATTTCAGTTTGTCGAAAGCTTGAAGGGGCCAGGCTTGTCGAACGTCACGACCATCCAACGCACCACCGAAATCACAAGCGTTACCGATACGGTTTCCTCCTTCTCGGAATAATCGCCACCGCTCCAGTAAACGCGCAGGACGTTGGCGGAATCTCTGCAACCGCATCGCCAACCGCCACGTCATCTGGGTCGGTGTCTAACCAGGCTGTGCAGATCTTGCAGGGCTCAGCAATCACTAACACCTACGGCGGGAACATTCAGTGCCAAGGGCCAACGCTTACTGTCACGCCATATCTCAACCGCACAAAATCCTGGGGCCTGCCGTATGAATACAGCTACCCAGACCCGGTCTATGACCTCAGCGACTTGGACGATGACGGCCGCCTAGACAACCCAGGCGATGTCCTGTTCTACAAAGACACGCGCACAGGGCAAAAGGATAACCACAACTGGAATGTGGGCCTGTCAATCCAAGCCACCATCCCGCTAGATCAAGGCTTGCAGCGCCGCTGCAAAGAGGCGGTTGACGTTCAACTCGCATTACAACAACAGCTGCTGGCCAACAAAAGGCTGGACTTTGAGATCAGCAGGCTTAAGCACTGTGGAGAGCTAATGATGAAGGGCATTCGCTTCGCCAAGGGCAGCCCTTATGAAAAGGTGTGCCGCGATGTGCGGGCACACCAACCCCTTCCACACACCCATTCTATTTCCGTAACGACCTCTGGAACTTACGCCGCTCATAAACACTCTCAACCTTGACCTTCTTACCCAGTGCCTTTTGAAGTTTCTTCGCCACCTTCTTTATGGTCGGCTTGATCAGCTTCAGCAAGAAAGGAGTGGCCAGAGCGGCTGAAACACCAATAACAGATGAAGCAGCTACTGCTGTCGCCTCAGGAATCGTCGGTATCGCCTCAACCACCTGCTGAGGCAATGACTTCATCTCAACTGTTGGCTCTGGTATTTCCGGTGGCAACTCTGGCGGGTTTTTTGCTGGTGGCTTGATCGGTGGTGGTTTTACAGCTGGCGGTTCAGGAGGTTTAGTCTTTGGCGGAACGATCTTGGGCGGCTGCACCTCAGGCTCCATGTCCATTGGATTGAAGTGCGGCAGGTTAATCACAGGCACGCCGATTTCTAATGTGACAGGCGGCGCTTGCGGGATTGCGACCTGAGGCAGATCTATAACCGCGTTAATCTCAGGAATGACAATCTCTGGGATCTCCATGAAGTCAGAGCGGTTCGTAGCAGGACAGCTGTGGATTGAACGTAACCGCAGACGTGAAGGGCCGCCTGTCGTCTACACCGTCATGTCAGGCAAATCCGCAAGACCATTCACCGATCCAAAAGCAATCCTCAAGTGGGTTAAGTGGCCCAAAGGCACACCAACAGGTGACGCGCTACGCGATTGGCTTGCCTCGTTTGAGCAAAAACAAGAGACACCCGCGCCAGAACTCGACATGGCGCAGCTGCAGCGTGAAGGCTTCGGGCCGGAATGTCATGACCCAGAGGATCCGACTGCCAACACTAAAATGGTGACGTGATTGCAGGGCCTGTCTCCGTTGGCAGTTCAGGCATCTCAGGCATAAGCTCTTCAACTTGACTCGGCACCATTTGAGTTACTTGGCCGGTGATGTCATCCATCATGTTGGCGGCCATGTCGTCGATCATTCCTGGGATGCGAGCGAAAGCAGCAATGCTTAGCCCGACCAAAGTCCCACTCATGACAAAGCCGAGAACACCCAGCAAATTGCAGATCTTTTGGCCCATAGCAAAAAGGCCCCTTTAAGGGGCCGAGAAACGTGTGAGGTTCCAATCAGAAGGTAGCTCAGAACTTGTACTTCAGGCCAGCCTTCAGGCCATAGCCAGCATCCGCATCCTTGTACTTGGCGTAAGAAACTTCGCCGTAAACATCAAGGGGTTCTGCCACAGGAGCAGAAACACCGGTCTTAGCAGAGAAGCCAACCTCAGTGTCACCAGCATCAGGTTGCAGCCAGGAAGGACCGCCTTGGATGTAAAACGCACCAGCTTCATAACCGACGTGGCCGTCAAGAACGGCACCGACAAAGTTAGAGCCTGACCAGCCACCGTTCCACTCAGGGTTCAGATAAAAGCCGTCGGCTTGAGCAGGAGATGCCAGCACAGCTGCTGAAACGGCGACACCACTCGCAATGAGAAGTTTGAACATGGGGAGCAAAATTACTTACCTTGGCCACGATACTTCTTCCGTCCATGGGACGGTTTTGAATGTGATCCATTACCTTGACGTGTCTTTTTGGGCTTGCTAGGGACAAAAGTTTGCCCGTTAAGTGACTTGGCCATCAACCTGCAAACTGCTGGTACTTCTGTGCCAAGCCTGTGTAAAGACCGTGCATAGGATGATCACGCTTATCTCGACCGTCGTACATATACAACTCAAACATCCATGCCTGGCGATTAGCCATAACTTCTATGTCCTCCGCTCCTGGCTTGGAGGGAATCATTGGGTCAGGGCGTTGCATCAGGATCCAGCAGTGATGGCGTTGTTTAGAGGAGTCAGGTCCTCAGTCGTCCAAAAGTCTTTGGCGACCATGATCTGCAGGTGCTCGACGTTCCGAGCCACCGTGTCTTGCTCTTCATCGTCACGGCTGTCTTGAGCCATCAGATCGTTAATAAGGTTCACGCTGTCCATTGCAGCGGAATAATGCTGTGCAATCTCTTCTGCTGTTGGCATCAGACAACCGTCCAAGTACAACCTGAGGTTACCGTGACTGTGACGCCTGAGTCGATTGTGATCGGCCCAGCACTCATGGCGTTGTTACCTGAAGTGATGGAATAGTCGGCACTGATGCTTTGAGCGTTTTCGTAAATCGCTCCACCAATCGCAAATGACTCAGCTTGGGCGACAACGCTCAACCCTGGAACACGCAGCTTAGTAACGCTGCTGTTACCAAAGGTAATTTCATTTGAAACAGTTGCTGAACTTGCAGCAGCTTGACCACCAATAATGATGTTATTGCTGCCAGTTGTGAGATTGTTCGTTCCACTATGTGCCGCGTCTTCCCCCAAAATTACGTTGTCACTGCCGGTTGTCATTGCATAACCAGCAGTAGAGCCGACTACAACGTTTCTGTTTCGTAAGCCTGAGGTGTAACCACTGTTTGCGCCGATATACACATTTTCAGTGCCGGTGCTGCCATAGCCAGCACTTGCGCCGATGCTTGTATTGTTGTTTTTCGTGGTATTTGTTCCGCCAGCATATCTACCAATGCCGACGTTATATGAACCTGTAGTGTTTGAATCTAAAGCATTTTCGCCCCATGCAGTGTTGTAAATCCCCGTGGTGTTGCTGTCAAGAGAGGCATAACCACCCGCAGTATTTCCCGCGCCAGAAGTGTTTACGGTCAGAGCTTGATAACCAACAGCAGTGTTGTTGCTCGCTGTTGTATTCGCTTCAAGTGCTTCTTTTCCTATTGCAACGTTATAAGCCCCTGTGGTATTTTCTTCAAGCGCGTAAAC